GTTGATATCCGACTCAAAGCTGATGGCAGTCAGCTTTACGCGCGGCTCCCATTTCAGGATCGCCATATAGCAGGCCGACATAATCTGCAGGCGCAGCGCCTCGTTTTGCGGCTGGTCAATCAGGGCGAATAAAAGCGAACCATACTGGCGGCGCATCACCCTGGAGCCGATCGGGGTCAGAAAAATGTCGCTAATCGACTGCCGGATATGATCGAGGTCGGTCAGCGTGCCGCCGGTTTCCCGGTTCATGCCAATATATTTTGCGGTTGTCATACCGGCGCTCCCGTTTTTCCGCCGCTGTCGCCTGGATGGATATGCGAATGCAGCACCTTGCCGTTTGAGGAAAGGTTGCCGCCGGTATGCGTCACATCACCTTTCATCGTGCCGCCCTTAGTGACCTCCAGCTGCGCAGTTTTGAGCAGCGTTGTGCATTCCACTTCGGGCGAGTCGAACAGGATTTTTACCGCGGCCTTGATGGTTGCGGTCTGTATGCCGGTTGCGTTCAGCGCGCCGGTTTCCGGCTCGTACTCGATCACCGCGCCGTCAGGAAATGACCAGTGCAGTGCATCGGCCGAGGCAGACGGAGCCGGGTTGTCATCGGAGAAAATGCCCGGCAGTACAAAGCCGGTATCAAGTTCGCCGCCGAGGCACAGAATAAGAACCTGCTCACCGACTGACGGCGCATTCCAGGAGCGGGTTTTACCCGCGCGGGCGCTCAGCCAGTGCAGCCAGTTGGTTGTGTTTTTTCCTGTATCTACACGGCACAGCCCGCCGTCAAGGTTGACGGCCGACACGGTTCCGATGCGGATCAGGTTGCGCAGCAGGCGCTGAATTTCTGCGAGTTGTTCGTTCATGTATCTATTATGATTAAAAGAAAGATTTGATAAATCTTTCAATGTTTTCTCATCGATAGACGAACATATCTCTTGAAGAAATCTTATGTTTCACTGTAAATTATCAAAAATAACAAAGTCATGTGTTGTTAAGGGCAAAGTACTGCTCTGATATGTTCTTCAATAACGTATAGGGAAGGTTGTGTGAAAAACTATTTACGAAGTGTATTGATTGAAGGAATCTTTGAAGAAGGCAATGATTATAAAATAGATTTTACGGATGGATCTAATTGCATATATGGTGATAACGGCACTGGCAAAACAACAATAATAAATCTAATCGTCAGTGCGTTAGGGTGTGATTACACAAGGCTTAGAAATATTCCATTCAAAAGCATAACTCTTTATCTTGCCAAAAAAAATCAAGTTAGGGCTAGAAAATTCCTGCTTGTGAAGAAAACTGATAATAAATTTATTGATGGAAAAATACAAATTGGATTAATTGAGGCTAGTTTATTAGCATCTGGACTAAGTATCATCATACCAAATTCCTTTGGTTCTGGTTTTGATAATTATACCGATTCAGATCCGAATTTCTTAGAGGAGCAAAAGAAGTTCAAAGAAGCCATAGATAATGAAGTTACTTTGACTCACGTCCCTCTGCTAAGGATACATGACGCCGAAATAGTCAACGAAAATATCAGCGATGATTATCTTCATATGACTTTAAGAAAAAAGCGCTTAAACCAGAAACAAATTGCAGAAATCATTGATCCTAGCTTCAGGGTTATTTCATCCATACAAAGTCAATTCATGGATGAAGTTAATCTCCGCCGTAAAAAAATCACTTCTTCTTTAGAATTTTTAAAATCACAAATTATAGAAAAGGTTATGATTGACAGCAATTTAATCAGGCAATCTAGAAAAGCTATCAGTAATGTAAATAAAGTTATGAGTAGCCAAGGCTCTAACACGATAGACGTCGCCTCCTATACAAATAAATTAAAAGAAGCCAACATTCACGTTCCAGAGAACAAACTAAAAGAGCACTTTAAATTATGGTCAGACTTAGGTGATCGTTGTAGGGCTGAGCTTAAAGAAGTAAGTGAGTTAGAGCTTAAGTTAAAGGATGGTAATAATGTTAAGGATGCATTAGATAAAGCTACTGAAAAGTTTCAGAACACGTACTTCACTCTTTTTTCAATGTCACACATATATGATAGATTCTTATCAATTGTTGAAGATGTAGAAAGTGTTCAAAAAAGCAAAGATACAATACTTAAAATATTTGTCGATTTTGAAAAAGAAGTAAATAACTATTTCTCAGGAAATAAGGTCATTAGTTTAAATGATGATGGTTTATTCAAGATAATGGCTGGTAAAAGAAAAATTAATCTACAAGATCTTTCTTCCGGTGAAAAGCACATCATCACGATTTTAGGTCGCGCTACTTTATCAAATACCAATGGTGCGATCTTTGTTGCTGATGAACCTGAGCTATCTTTGCACTTGGACTGGCAGCGGAAAATTTTAGGGTCAATACGAAAGCTATCACCATTATCGCAGATTATTGTAGCAACCCATTCTCCAGCAGTATTCACAAAAGGTACTAATGAAATAGATTTAGAGGAATGTAGAAAATGAGTGGCATGCCAAAATATAATTTCGAAGAGAACTTCAGAAGAATAAAAAGGCAAAAAAAGCTCAAGTTTGTCGTTGTTGAGGGGGTGGATGATGTCCCAATTTATGAGAGTATTCTTTCATACTTCATTCAAGATGAGATCGATTACGATATTATTCACTCTGAAGGTAAGAAAAATATAAAAACCTTCCATCAGGAAAACCCAAACTTAGAAAACTGTTTTTATATTGTAGATAAAGATTTTGATGATACTCGATTGCCGATGAACAATGTTGTTTTTTTGAATAGATATTCAATAGAGAACTTTTTTTTCTGCGATGATGTAATTAGATCAGTAGTAGCCGTTTCTTTCAGAGTGAAAGAGAGAGATGCTTTAGGATTGTTGAACTTGGATGAATTTTTTGAACATGTCAACCCTATACTCAAAGATTTATTTTACAAAATATTTTATTACCAAACAGTCAGGGCTGAACAGATAAATATTGATGGCGAAGAAACAAACTCTTGGAGTTCAACGTTTATTAGTGACGATAGAATGTGGACTTTATCAGAAGAAAAAATAAACACCCTTGAGTTAAAATTGTACCCTCAAGGAGTTGATATAAATATTATCAATGAACACTTAGCCCAGTGTGAGGTTCAGTTTCAAGGGTTCGAAAATAGTTTTCCATGTAAGATGCTCAAAGTTAGCTTGCAAAGATATCTGAGGGATAAAGCGATCTCTATTAACAAAAAGTTTTCAGGTAAATTCAATGATACTGAAACAACATCAACTTTAATAATGTCTCATCTTTATAAATCTAAGGCCCTTAAGGAGAATATAGAGCCAGCAATTGTTTTTTTGCAGTCAAATAATTGACAGGAGATCATTTTGCTAAGCCCTTAATAATTAAACTAGTGATTTCAGCGAGATCTGAATCATTAAGGCCAACTAAAGGCCTTGATTGGTAGCTCATGACTTTACTATTGATGGAGGGCTTATCCTTTAACCCATAATGATGTATACGAGCTATGCGTTGAACTTTACTAGTAAACTCAACTACGGCGTCTTCTGTCGTCGCCTTTACTTTCATATACTTAGCGGTGCGCAGCCTGGCGAACATCTCGCGCTTTATCCGGCCCTTTTTGCTGCGCACCGGTTGCGCTTTGCGGGGCTTAAACGGCGTGCCGTCAGGTGCCTGCTGGCGCTTAATGTTCTGCTGCTGACTCGCGCGCAGCTTGCGGCCAATACTGCGCGCCATTTCTTTACGCGCCGGGGCTGACAGGCTGCTGATAAGCGCCTCCAGACGGTCATTTACCCGCTGCAGCTCGCTCATGTCTGTAACTCGCTGACCAGCTCGCCTTTAACGTAAAGCTGCACCGGCCGCGCGTCATTCTCCGGCAACGGGTTCTCGCCGACGTGGGTCACGTGCAGCCCGTCGTCGGCCTGCTTCACGATCACGCGCTCGCTCAGCTGCAGCTCAATGCTGATATCGCTGGTCGTGTCGCTGATAACGTCAGCCTGAAAGGTGAAGCCCGTCCGGCGCTTTTCCTCGCTTGCCATAATGTCGGGTTCATTCGTTCGCAGCCAGGCAAGCAGCGGCACGATCAGCAGGTCAATGTTACCGGCGTAGTCGGTAATAACCATGTTAAGCCGGTACTGGTATTCAAACGACAGCGAGCTGGCAAGCGTCGAGACGATGCGCCCGCTGTCGATAAACACGTTCAGCGCGTCAGGGTTTCGCTGCAGCTCCGGTACGCTGTCGGTCAGTGTCTGGCGCAGTTGTTGGGGTTTCAGCATCGTGCTGCTCCTGGCAGTCTTTGATTATTTCGACCTGCAGCCCGCAGGCGGCGAGCGCGGCCTCAAGCTGGCGATTGTCCGCCGCCAGATCGCCCGCCGTTTTAAGGCTGTTTCCCGGCACCGGGCAGCTTGTCACGCGCGGACACCCA